TGACCGGCAATGAGATTTGGCGAAGTTCAGCACCTGATCGCTCAGAGCCTCGATTTCACCTACCTCTTCCATCTCCACGTCGTTGATGCTGACGGGCCAAATCTCATTGCCGGTCACGCCAGTCACGATGTTCAGACCTTCGGGAAGGTCAAGACCCTCGTGCAGCGTAGGAATGAGGTCGTGGATGGTCAGACGGATGGCACCGCTGGCGTCGATGTTGGCGGTCACGTTGCTGGTGCCGTCCGAGTTGTTGCCCGGTGACAACAGAATCTCACGCTGAGCCTTGCCAGGGTTGGTGCGCACGTCCTTCAGCAACTCGCGGAACTGCTCGCCAAGTTTCTCCTGACGCTGGTCGCCAAGAGCCTTTTCGTGGTTCTCGCGGATGGCGATGTCGGACATTGCCTCCTTAATCATTTTCAACTCACGACTGAGATTCAGTTCGGTCTGCTTCTCGTCGTCTTTCAGGTCACGGTTAGCTGCGCTGACGTAAAGTTCGCCCAGCTTGTCGTTGGCCTCGCGCTTAGCGACTGCCAACTCCTCGAAAGTCATACTTTTGTAATCCTTCATCTTAAAACAGTTTTAAGGGGTTAATAATTGAGTTTCTCTAATTCTTCGTCTTCGATGGCATTCATCGCCATGATGCGCTCACGGCGTTTCATGTCGGTCTGAATGCGCTCACGCTCCTCGCGCTCCTTTTCCTCTTTCTCAGCCTGCAAGCGAGCCTGCTCAGCCTTGTAACCAGGAGTGCCTTCGTACAGTTCGCGGGCATTGACGGTGGTCTGCTTGTAGGCAGGGTCCATGCCGATGGTCAGTGCCGTAAGCGCACGGAACTTCTTGTGGATAATCTTCACATCCTTGCCGCCCTCTCGCTCTTCCACGTCGTAGTCTTCGGGGTAGAACTCGAAGGAGCAACCTGAGTAGTCGCCGCGACGCACCATCTCCAGACAGCGGTCGCCGATGTCACACTTCGGAGCATCGAACTCAAAGGAAACGCCCTGCTCGTCCACACTCAGCCGCATAGAGCCTTCGCCCTTGTTGCAGCGTGCAATGGTCAGCGAGCGGTCGTGAAGCATGTTCATCTTCACGTCCTGCGAGTTCAGGAACTCCATTGTCACGGCTTCGGGCTTGATGACTTCTCGGAACTTGTAGCCCCAGTCATCGAGCATCTCGCTTTCAGCATTGAACACGATGGCTCTACCGACGATGGTGCGAGACTCGCCCTGCGCATCTTGTGGAGCTTCTCGAACGGCCAGCTCGCACGCAATGGTTCTGATTTCTCTTTTTGTTGCATCCATTTCTCTAAAATTGGTTTATATTCGTTACTACTAATCGTACATTTTGCCGCTGTGGGTTTACTGCGATTTTCTCTTTTGTCGGGTTGGATGTCATAGCTTTATCGCTTTTGGTTACTATACTTTTCCACTTTGGTTTACTATACTCAACCGCTTTGGTTTTCTGTACTAAACCGTTGCGGTTTGCTATACTAACCCGCTGCGCCATTCCCATAAAATTCAATCGTTTGTATGCCTCAGATTTACCATGAACGCCTTGCCGTCGGATGACTCCAGTACGTTGCCGTCCTTGTCAGTCAGCACCATGCTCATGTTGTTCAGTCCTACGCGCAGCAGCTTGCCGTCGGCTGTGCGGAACACCATTTCGTTCACGTCGCGGAGGTAGCCCTTGCGCATCATCAGTGTGCGGAAAGCCTGCACACCCGTGCCGCCGTTCACCTTCTCCGAGAGATTGGTAAACGACCAAGCCGTGTTCAGGGTGATACTCGTCACGTTTCGCTCCGAGACTTCTTTCGATACGCCATCGACTATCAGCCTTGCCTGGTCGTGCTGGGCAATCTTGAACCACTTGAAGATGCCTATGCTGACCGCATCCGTTGCCTTGCGCACCAAGTGGCCGTTCTCGTCCAGTTCGGTGTTGTAGTACTTGTTGGCGATGTACGGATAGCCACAGCACAGCCCGTCCTCGATGACCATGCGCCCCTCCTCTTCGCGGATGGGAGTCACCTTCAGGCGCACCTCCATCACATGATCCATGATGATGACCGCATCGCGGGTGTCGTAACCCTCCATTTCGAGCAAGGTCATCTGTGCCATGATTGAGTCGTAGAGCGAACCCTGCGGAATGCTCCACTGCGAGGCGTGCGCACCGCTGAACGGGCCATTGTTGCCGTCCCAGCGAGCCGTCGAGTACAGGTGGCTGGCGATGTAGCGACGCTGTGCCAGTCCGAACTTCTTGCGAATATAGCCCAGCAGGTCGAAGCCAGCCGAGTCAATCGCCATGTTCGACACTTCCACGGTGATGCCCGTGCGTACAGGCTCGGCTCCCCGCGTCTGGGCAAAACCAAGGCTCTGCTCCGTCAGTTCGCCAACCTCGTCTTCCTCTTCAATCTCCACATCGTTGATGCTCACGGGCCACACCTCGGCAGAATCCACTCCGTAGTCAATCTCCAAGCCTGGCGGTAGCACCATATTACCCTGCAACTCAGGCAGGAAGTCGCGGATGACAAGCCGAATGGCACCGCTCGCCTCCAGGCAACTTGCATCGTCGGGCCGCTTCGCCTGAAGCGTAATCTCCCGCCGTGCGTCCCGTGCCGACCGCAGCACCTCGCGCATCCTCCGCGCAATGTCTTTCTTACGAATTACTGTCATTATCGTTGTCGTTTATAGTTCCGTCGTTTTGCTGTTCTGGGTTTACTGCTGGCGTTTCCGGCTCAGGGTCTGGCGTTGGCTCCACGATGTTCACCTGCTGATTCGCCATTCGTGTAGCCGTAATCTGAATTTCGTTGTTTCGGAATGACTCATTGAAGCTGGTGATCTGATACCACTTTCCCTGGTACTGAATCAGGCACCACTCATCCATGCCTTGCACGTAGCGCATACGGAACATAACGATGTTGTATGAATCCAGCGCACCCTCACGCAGCGACTTCATACCCTTGTCAAACCGTTCCGAGGCCCAGAATCCGTGGTCGCCAGCCTGTCTCAACCATTCGTATTTCGGCTGTCCCGATTTTCCGAATGTCTCTTGCGTGTTGGTCGCCCTTTTGAGCACCTTTACGCGCATTTCCATCATACCTGTTTCGTATGCCATAGCTTAGTCCTCCTCTTCATCAACCGATGAATACGTCCCCTTGCGGAACTTCATCACCAGCGCGTCGTATCCGTAGTCAATGAGGTACATGTTCTGCTGGGAGATAGGGCCGCGATGCTGATAGTAGGCATCCACCAAAATCAGGCACGCGCTCACGATGTCCTCCGGCACCTGTGTCTGGTCGCGGTCGTTCATCGCCTTCAGTTCAGCCTCCGTGCGCTGAAGGTAGCCAAGCGTGAAGTTCTCAGCCGTGGCACCGTAGCGCGTCAGCAACTTGTCCTGCGACGTGTCTTCTTGTTCTATTCGCAACTGGTCCTTGATGTCATCCAAGGTCAACCAGCGCATGGTATAGGTTCTTTCTGCCATTACTCATCTCCTTCCCCGGCACCCTCGCCGTCGTTAGGTTGTGGTTGTGGCTCTGTGGGCTGTGTGGTGGGTCTGCCGCCAATCTGCGCTTCTTCGCCCTTCGCCATGAGAGCCTTCAGCGTCATCAGGTTCGCACTTGCCAGAGGCTCGTCGCCGTTCTCCACAGCCGGACGGTCGTACTTGGCTCGGATGTCGTTCACCGTAGCCGCACCCGTCTCTAACTGCAACTTATCCACCTCGGCCTGTCCCTTCGCGTCGAGACGTTTCAGGGCGAGTTCGCACACATGGATTCTGCGCTTGCCGAAGTCCTCAGCCGTCAGCAGCTTGGCGTTCAATTCGTCTTCATGGTTTCTGATTCTCGGCTGGATCGTTCCAAGCAGGAACTCTTGCATGGCATATTCAGGCATCTTGTAGCTGCTGCCAGCGTCTTCCATCATCATAATCCTCGGAACACCAAGGATTCTCGCCATTTCAGAAACCTGGAAACCTCGCTGTTCAAGCAACTGAAGCTGTTGCGAAGTCTGAGATACCAGCGTCGGATTCATCACGTTGTCGAGAATCACCACGTCGCCAGCTGCCCAGTCCTCACCGAACCGCTTGGCCGTCTTGCGCAATTCATTTGGGTTGGCACGTCCACGAGTACCACCGCCATTCGGAGCTTGCTGCTCCTGAAGCAGAATCTTATGGCGACCGCCCTTGGCTACGTCCTGAAGGGCTTGCTCGTCTGCCGTTCCAGCAATCTGGAGAGCTTTGAAAGCGAAGTCCAAGGTGGGGATGCCCATGTACAAGTCATCCGTCAGGAACACGTTCTTGAAGTGGAGCACGTTCCGGCTCGATGTCTGCATACGCACCACGGGGCCGCGCTGTCCGTTGTACGTCAGCGTGTACATGTCCGTCAGCGGATTGTAACCGCCACCCGTGCAAAGCCACAGAGCCTTCGGGTCATCGTACTCGTCGCGCTCGATGTACACGTAGGCATTGCCAAAGTAAATCTTGCGGTATTCAATCTGTTCCTGCAACTGCGAGGCTGTCATCAGCGGATTAGGTCTGACTTGCAACAAATAATTGAGCCTGCCATTCTGCCCCCATCTGTCCTCGATGAAGTTACCACCATCTTTGTTCATACGCTGGTACTGAACAACCATCTGTCCCATCGTGTGCATGATGCGCCTGACACCGCAATACCACGCAGGCACCAGCAGACTCCTTCTGCCATACGGATTCACAACCTTGCTCTCCCAGTCCGCACTCTTCTGCGGCTGGTTGCTCGGGTCATTCGGATCGGTGGTCACCGGCACCCCCGTCTGCTGGGGTGACAGTTCACGAAGTTCTTGACTTCGCCCGAATAGATTTCTCAATGAAAAATTCATGATTCTTACTTTTTGTCGTTTATATCTTCTGCATAACCGACAAAAAGCGGTTGTGGGTTTACTAAAAAACAAAAAAGGGGCTCCGCTGAGCCCCGTCGTTAACTAAATCAAATCTTATTATGAAAAACACATCTCTTTTATGTCAATGCACCAGAGCCAGTGAGGGTGAACGTGCCTTGCGCGAGGTTTCCCGTGGGGTACTCCGCATCCACGGCCGATAGCAGGGCCGTGCCCGTCACCTTGTTCGTGGTCGAGCCATATTCATTCATGGTGACGTTGAAAATCTGCCCAACTTTCAGCACGTCCTTCACCTGACTTCCACTGAGCACCAAGTAGCGCACCGTGAGTGACCACGACTTGCGGCCTGCAACCACCTCCACCCAGTCTTGCTGGGTGCTCGATGCCTTCTCTATCACGCCGCACTGCGACTTGATACTTTGGCTCTTTATCCTTGTGTTGGCCAAGGCAACGCCGCCCTGACTCAACGTCAATATCACGTCTTTACCTGTCATATCTCGTTCTTTTAATTATTGATTCTTAAAGAATGCCAACTCGCCCCTGCCCGAACGTTTGCCCCAGCGATCTACCGACAGGGCTATGGTCTCGCCCTCCAAATGTCCGCTGATGCTGATGTTCTTCATGCCGCCATTCTCCAGCGTGCCGGCGAGGGCTTGCTGTTGAAAGCGGTTGAGCACCATTTCGCCGCTGTTGAGGTAGGCGGGCACCAAGTCCCCGCTGAAGTTGTTGCCTGGCACCATGAATCCACCAGCAGCATGAACCACACCACCTCGGGCCAATGGGAGGATGGCGTCGGCACTTGAAATGAGTTCAATGGCTCCTACAATGGTCTGAATGGCTGTCAGGATGGTGGTGATGCCTTGCAATCCACCGACAACGGCACTGAAGCCGTCGCCAAGGTCGATGCCCATCTGTTGAAATCCGCTCTGAATACCACCAAGACCGCCTGCAAGTTTACCGAAGCCGTCCACGAGATACTTCTT